TGTTTAGTGCGGATGGTAAGTTTGTTCTGGTTTCTGAGAGCGATGCGAGGCTAAAACAAACTGCGGACATGAATGGTTATGCAAATAGCCTGCATGCGGCGGCAGAGCGCGCAAAGATCAATGAAAAAATCGCAGAAGAAAAGAATTTCGAGCAGCTAAAGAATGAAGTTTGCAGCACTCAACTGGATCTTGAAACAACGAACGCTGATGAACTATTCAAAAACTCGCGTGCATTGAAAGAAAAATCCGCTGCATTACAGGCTGCGGCTGAGTATGAGGCTTATATTGGTGAGTTATCTCCAAAGAAAGAATTAGAAGCGTTAATATTTGAGCGAGCAAGACAGTTTAGGGATGGAATGATGGCAAGCAAAAAGAAGCTTGCTCCAAATCTATCAGGATTAACGAATATCAAAGAAATCGAAGCATTATTGGATAACGAGTTTAGATTATTGCTTGATAAATTTGCTGGATTGCCGGTTATTGAATGACTGGTTATCCTAAACTCTACGAATCACTATCGACTGGCTTAAGGCCTGATCCAAATCTATGGGTGGACGAATGGAGTGATAAGCACATGATTATTCCAAAGTCTTCCGGGTCAAGGGAATATGGCAAATATAGCACAGACAGAACGCCACACGCGCGGGAGGTCATGCGCTGCTTGTCTGATAGGCACCATTGCAGGAGAGTTATTGCGAAAGTTGCCTCACAGATGTGGAAAACGCAGGTGATGGCAAATTGGCTCGGTACAGTCATAGACCAATCGCCCTCTAATTTCATTCTGTCAATGCCAACCGGCAAGCTTCAAAAGCGTATTGGCTTGCGGATTGATAAAGTCATTGCTGCTGTCCCAAGACTTGCGGCAAAAGTAGCAAAACCAAAGTCGCGAGACGCAACAAACAATCAGGATATCAAAGAATACATTGGTGGATCTTTATTGATCGTCAGTTCTGGCAGTTCTGCAAACCTTGCGGAAGTGCCAGCAAAATATGCCGCCTGTGACGAGGTAGACCGGGGAAGCGATGATCACGAGGGCAGCCGGGTTAAGTTGATCGAAGGTAGACAGACATCATTTGGAGAGGATGCCAAAAGCTATTATTATTCAAGCCCGACAATCGATGGCGAATCCGAAATAGATGAATTATTCAAGAATGGCACACAACGTGAAGCATTAGCCGTTTGCATTCACTGCAAAACACCGCAGACATTAGTATTTGAAAATCTTGTGCTTGATGAAAAGCATGGCGCAATGTACCCATGTATTTCATGCGGAGGAGTTCATTTTGAGCATGACAAAAAGGCTATGTTTTCCGACGGTCTATGGTCAGATGCTATTCAAGAATCAGAGAACGAATCCTTCACGGCTTCCGGTATGTTCTTGCCATACGGTTGGAAGTCCTGGGATAGTTTGATGCAGGATTATAAATCTGCGCAAGATTTGATGGAAAAGGGCAATGATTCTGAAATGGTTGTTTTTTGGAACACCAAGCTTGCTCGCGCATGGAAGCGGTCAGTGCAGGCAGTTAGTTTTGATGTTTTGAAAGAACGTGCAGAGGATATTAAGTTACGTGTTGCGCCGCATGATGTGCTGATCATAACTGCCGGTGTTGATACCCAAGATAACCGGCTTGCTGTGCAGATTGTCGGATGGGGAAGAAATCTAAAGGCAATCCCACTTGATTACGTGGAATTAATGGGAGACCCGGCGGAGCCAGAAGTTTGGGATCAATTAACAAAATTACTGAACACTAAAATTCTACACGAATCAGGTCATGAATTATCGATTACCGGAACTCTAATAGATATCGGTGGGCACCGTGGTGAGGCAGTCAAGAATTTTGTCAGGTCTAAACGCATAAGGTGTGCAATTGCGGGGTTCGGGTCTACCAAAATAAACGCGCAGCCATTGAGCAAGGGAAGCTTACAGGATGTTAATTTCAAGGGAGTATACGATAAGAAAGGAGTAATGATTCATTCTGTTGGTACGGTGGAAATCAAGCATATTATTTTTGGAAGACTTACGAAAGATGCTGAAAAATTGCCCGAAGAAAGAATGATCCGTTTCAGTAAACAGTTTGATGACAGTTATTTTGCTGGTATCGTGTCTGAATCATACGACCGCAAAACGAAGCGCTACGTTAAAAAGGCCGGGGTAAGAAATGAGCAGCTTGATACCTTAGTTTACGCATACGCAGCACTTCACCACTCAACAATCCGGGCGCACAGATACACCGAAAAAGACTGGGAAAGAATAGAAATAAGATTGCAGAATCCAGTATCAAAAGTTATAGAAGTGAAACAAGAAACAACGTATAAGAATCAAGATATAAGTAAGGGAAACTTAAAGAATTCAACCTTGGCTCGCGGCAAATCATTAATGAGTAACTTACGAGGAAGAATGCATGGACGTAATCGATAGATTTAATGATTTGATGGTTGCGAATGGCGTTGATCCCAGTAGTGCAGGGAGGATTTCCGAATCAATTAGACGTGAATATTGCGGTGGTTTGATTTATGTGCCAAAGAAATCAGAAGCGCAAAAGCGGAAAATTGAGGAAGATATCAAAAACAATATCCCGCAAGACAAAATAGCAAAAAAATACAGCATATCAAAAATTACTGTTTACCGGATGATGCGAAAGATTAGGGATTCAAGGCTATGAGCTTTACGACGACGCAGCTAGAGGCAATCGAAACCGCAATAGCAAGTGGTGAATTAAAGGTTGCATACGATGGCCGTGAAGTTATTTATAGATCTATGGATGATTTAATTAAGGCCAGGAACACGATAAGCGCTGCTCTACAATCTGCTGGAACTGTGACAACGAAGCGCAAATACTCATACATCTCGCGCAGGATGGACTAATGGCTGTTATCGAAAACCTGAATGCGTATTTTGAGCAGAAGAACAAAGACACGCTCAAGCGCAAGTTAACCAAACGCGGTTACGATGGCGCGAACTCTGGACGGCGTACAAGCGGGTGGGTGACACCAAGCACATCAGCAAATTCCGAAATAACACCAGGATTATCTAAGCTACGTGATCGTTCGCGCGATCTTGTTCGCAACAATCCTTACGCGAATAAAGGGCTGAGGGTATTTGTTGCTAATGCGGTAGGCACCGGAATAATCCCAAGCATCAAAGATAAAAAAACTCAAAAGCTTTGGAAGTCGTGGGTGAAAGAATGTGATGCTGACGGGCAGCTCAATTTTTACGGATTACAGCGGCTCATGGGTAGAACGATACCTGAATCCGGTGAATGCCTTATACGGTTCCGATATCGTAGGCCGGAAGATGGCTTGTCGGTGCCATTACAAATCCAGGTTTTAGAGCCAGATTATCTTGATACAAACAAAAATGAACTGCTAAAAACTCGCGGGTATATTCAAAACGGCATTGAATACGATCCAATCGGGAGGCGTGCGGCTTACTGGTTGTACAAAGAACATCCTGGCGAGAACAGTATTAAATTTCAGTCAATGCAATCATCGCGGGTAATAGCCGAAGATATTATCCATGTTTACGACAAACTCAGGCCTGGACAAGCGCGCGGTGTGCCTATTTTTGCTCCGGTTATGATCACAGCAAACGACCTTGACGAGTACGAAGAGGCAACGCTTGTAAGAAAGGCTGCTGAAGCGTGTATAACCGCAATTGTTGAATCTGACGACGAATCAAGGACATTAGGCGGCGAAACGATTGAGGCAGATACCCAACGGAGATTAGAAGAGCTTGCACCTGGGATGATTGAGTATCTGAGCATTGGTGAAAAGATAACGTTTAACAACCCACCAGCTTCGACCGGCTACGGTGAGTATGTAAATACCAGATTGCACGCGATTGCTGCTGGTATCGGTATCACATATGAGCAAATGACCGGCGATCTGTCGCAAGTCAATTATTCATCAATCCGCGCAGGTACGCTTGATTTTAGACGCGAGGTCGAGCAATTCCAATGGCTGACATTTATCCCGATGGTTTGTGAAAGAATCATGAATGTTTGGCTTAAAACCGCCGCGCTATCAAATCCTGGCATCAAAGTAGACCAAGAAATTGATTGGACTACTCCAAAATGGGATTGGGTAGACCCTTTAAAAGACATCAAAGGCGAAGAGCTTGAAATAGGTAACAATCTAAAATCGTGGTCAGAGGGTGCGCGGCAACGCGGATATATTCCACAGGTTTTGATGAATGAGATTATTGCTGATCGTAAAATGTTCGCTGATGCTGGCATCCCCTATCCTTCAGATAAAGATATTCCCATAGCAGAAACACCGCCTGAAAATTAATTACATTTTTATATGTACGTGAAATAGCAATTCAATTCTAATAGGCGGAACTTTATATAGGTTCCGTTTATGTCTGAGACTCTCGTAACACGAAACTTCCAGCTTACAGTACAAAAACGCGAAGCAGATCCAGAATCTACTTCGTCAAGCAATCTTGTCCTCGAATTCCCTTTCTCGTCCGAAGACCCTTATTTACGCTCAAATTGGTTTGATGAACCGTGGATTGAAATACTTGGGCACAAAGAAAGCGAAGTAGACCTAACGCGCCTAAATGCTGGCGCTCCTGTTTTACTTAATCATGGCCGTGATGCGACAGAGAACGCGCCATTGCGCTCAGTCGGGGTGACGAAACGAGCCTGGATCGAAAACGGGCGCGGGTATGTAGAAGTAAAAATGTCGCGGCGTGATGGCATGGGGCCGATTTTGCAAGACATAGAAGACGGCATAATTACTAACGTAAGCGTGGGTTATCAAATCAATGAGCGCACGTTGACGCGAGAAAACAAAGGCTCCCCGGACGAATACCGTGTAACTAGCTGGCTGCCGCTTGAGGTGACTCTGTGCGACATCCCGGCAGATGCGACAGTTGGGATTGGCAGATCAATTAATCAGGAGGCAAAAGCCGTGGAAAAAGAAACGCAGGTAATCGAAAAACAAGAACCAGTTATCGAGGCGCAGCGAACAATTGAGACTCAAAAAGTTGATGTTGAAGCGATCAAATCGGAAGCGCTGGCAACAGAGCGTAAACGTATCACAGAAATCAAGAAAATGTGTAGATCAGTGGCGCTGGACGACGAGGTTTCAGACGGCATGATTGAGCGCGGAATATCTATTGATGATGCGCGGAAAGAAACGTTAGAAGCATTAGCGAAGCGTACTGATAAACCAGGGGTAACCAGCCGGATGTATATTGAAACAATCCGAGACGAAACGGAAACACGTAGAGAGTTAATGTCGGAAGCCATTTTACATCGCGCGAATCCTGGAAGTAAATTATCTGATGGTGCGCGCCAATACGCTGGAATGACTATGGTTGATGTCTGCCGAGATATTTTAGAGAGTGCTGGCACAAAAACGCGCGGCATGGATCGTATGCAAATCGCAACACGCGCATTTCAAGGCACATCAGATTTTACAAATGTACTAGCCAATGTGGCTAATAAATCTCTGCGTAAAGCATATGATGCTGCCCCACGCACATTTACATCATGGGCGCGTCAAGCAACTGCTGCGGATTTTAAAACAATCTCTCGCGTGAGTTTGTCTGATGCACCAGCATTGACCAAGGTTGACGCAAACGGCGAATACACGCGCGGCACTGTGACTGACGGCAAAGAAACTTACGAGCTGGCTACATACGGAAAGATTGTAGGTATCACCCGCCAAGCAATAATAAATGATGATCTAAGCGCGTTTACACGCATCCCTGGAATGCTTGCGGTAGCGGCAGCAAATATCGAATCAGATATTGTTTACGGGATTCTGACCGCAAATGCCGCGCTAGCTGATAGCGTAGCATTATTTCACGCCACACATGCCAATCTGACCGGCACCGGAACAGTAATTTCTGTTGACTCTTTGACGATTGGTCGTAAATTGATACGAGTGCAAAAAACGCCTAAATTGGCACCAATGAACTTGGCGCCGCGTTTCCTGATTGTTCCTGCCGCTCTCGAAACTGTTGCTTGGCAATTTACAGCACCTCCGATTTTCCCAACTGCTCCTAGTTCTGCGAATCCATTTATGGGCGAATTAGTGACAGTTGTTGAAGCAAGACTGGACGCAGCAAGTGCGACGGCATGGTATTTGGCAGCTGACACAAGCCAGATCGATACTGTTGAGTATTGCTATCTTGAGGGTCAAAACGGAGCGTACATCGAAACACGACAAGGATTTGATGTAGACGGAATGGAAATCAAGGTGCGCTCGGATTTTGCTGCAAAAGCGCTTGATTATCGTGGACTTTACAAAAACGTTGGAGCTTAATAAATGAACACTTATTTACAAAGAGGCGAAACTTTATCACTAGCACCGGGCGCGGCTGTTGCGTCTGGTATCGGTTATCTGTTCGGAACAGCTTTGTTTGGTGTAGCTAAGGAAGATGTCGCCAGTGGAGTAGCTGGGCCATTCCTTACCGAGGGTATTGTAACCATCGGCAAAACAAGCGCTCTGGCTATTACCGCCGGGGACGTACTTTATTGGGATGCTACCAACAAAGTAGTGAACAAAACTACATCAGGGCAGCGAGCTGTAGGGATAGCTGTAGCTGATGCAGCCAATCCCAGCTCTACCGTATCAATGCGGATCGGTGTTTATACGCTGGTAGGCACTTAATAATGCCAATGCCATTCGCAGCACTGCAAACGAGAGTTACTGGCTCAATAGCTGAGAAATTAGCTAACGAGACAATGACTATCAATGCGGCTGCTGTGGATGGGATCTTAACAAGTGAGTATGTAACTGTTGAGTTTGTTGAGTCTAAAAAGCCGGTTTTTTTGTGCAAAAGCTCTGATGTTGTCGGAGTTGCCCACGGTGATGATGTTGTGGCATCGGATAGCACGGCATACAAGGTTAGAGGCATACAGCCGGACGGAACCGGCATAACTAAATTGATTTTAGAACGGCAATGACAGGTCACGTAAGAAAGCAGTTGCGTGGTCAGGTTGCCACTCTGGTTCAGTCGCTCACAACATACGCTGTAAACGTATACAAAAACCGCAGATACCCTGTCGACTCATCAGAATTGCCGTGCTTAATAGTGCAAACTGGCGATGAAGAAATTGAGTTACTTACGATTGACTACCCAGCGCAGCAATTGCGGCAAGAGCAACTAATTATCAGCGTGATTGCAGAAACAACGGTTGGATTGGACGACATGCTTGATGAGATTTGTAAAGATATTGAGGTTGCATTAGCTGGTAATGTGTCGATTGCCAAGAGTTTCAAACTTGATAGCACTTCAGGTATTGAGCCTAACATTGTTGGCGAAAAGCCGGTCGGCGTGGTTGATATGAGATTCGTGGCTGAAATTTACACGCTAGAAAACGCACCTTTTACAGCTTTATAGAAGCAAACAGGCCGGGCTAACGCTGTGAAGCGCTGACCGGATATTACAAACATAACGCCTTGGTGGCGCTGGAGAAATAAAGATGGCTCTAATTCTACGTAACGCGGTTGTCCAAATTCAAACAGCTTTAGCTGCTGCAAAAACAATCACTGGGATTTCTAAAGTGTCAGAGGCTGTTGTTACTGCTACCCACGATTTTTCTGTTGGTGATTACATCCTGATAGAGGCGGTTGGTGGCATGACTCAGATAAATAACCGAGTTGTCCGGGTTAAAACTGTCAGCACCACTGTTTCGTTCGTCGCTGAGGGTGTGGCATCAACTGATTGGACTACATACACGTCAGGCGGAACGGCTAAAAAGATTACTTTTGGCGCTTCGTTCGACAATATTACTCAGCTAGATTTGCCAGATGGCGCGCCTGATGAGCTTGACGTGACTACTATTCACGACGACGAAAAACAAATTGAATTTGGACATCAGTCAGCACAGAAAGGCACTTTGGCACTGATTGCCAACCCACTCGCAACCGCAGTTGTTGAGGTTCAAACGGCTTCTACTGCTTTGGCTAGACGCGCATTCCTTGTGACTTTGGCGTCCGGTCAGAAAGCTTTATTTAACGCGTACTGTGCAGGTGGCTCTGGTTTCTCTGGCGGTGTAGGTGCTGCTGGAACCGGGCAAATATCGCTGACTTTGCGTAACAAACCTCAGTGGTTCGCTTCATAATGAGTAGCGTAGCAGAACGGCTCAAGAAAGAGCGGCGCACTGAAATAAAAATCGGTGAAATTACTTTCTCTGGCTCGCGGCTCACGCCTGAGCAATACAGCAGGTATTCAGCGCAGCAACTAACCGATGCTGACGTTTGCCGGGTGCATATAGACGGGGTCGAAGGTGCGAAAGAATCTGACGTAATCGAAGGCGGAGCAAAAACACCTTGGAAGTATAACAGGGAAGATTTTAGCGAGGCCATCGGTGAAAAGCCGGAATGGTACAAGCCGCTAGTCGAAGCTTTAATCAAAGATGCGAAAGAAAAGCTGCTCAGGAAGGCCGAAAACGAAAAAAACTAAATGACTGGCTCGACTACCAGCAGATCAAGGATATGGTTGGTGGAGGGTCAGTAGATTTAAGTGGTGAGAACGAAAAAGCAGTAATTGGCTGGGATTTGGTAGGTAGAAAATTAGATTTCAGCCAGATTCACGATGTAGCTGAATACCTGCAAGTTGCGGACATAGAACTATTTATAGATAGCCTGGTAATTCTTAAAAAGTACAACGATGACCACAACAACGCAAATCAACATAACGGCTAAAGATAATACGGCAGGGGCTTTTTCCTCTGCCAGTAACAATCTTTCTGAGCTTGCATCAAGCGCA